GCTCCAAACAGCCTGACTTCTTTGAAGTCGATGAAACTCCTATTCCACACCTAACTATGGAGGCTGCATAATGTGGGTATCAGAAGTAAAAACAAAAAAGGGTAGAGAACTTGGCTCTTTTCACCATCGCAAATCTTTTGCGACTATGGATGAGGGTCTTGATTGGGCCAGAGACATGGCAATGCGTATTCTGGAAAATGGTTTCTACAAAGATGAAGAGCTGGTAATGAATCACTACGAGGAAAAATAATGAGTGAAGAAAGACTAGAGCATTCGATTGCATTACTTCTTGCCCGATGGATGGGTGGTGAGAATCTGAAAGAGGCAACTGAAGAAGTTGCAAGATTGGCAAGACTGTATTATGAAACTGGATCAATTGAAGGAGAAGAATTATGAATGATTACAATCGAGGTAAACGAGACATCATGTTAGAGATGGCCAGAGCAGATCTGGTCGATGTGGCTTCCAGAATTGCTGTTCTGGAAAGTGATCTTGATGGCGCTCGCCAAACCAAATGGGATCTGGTAAGAAAGATCTCACTTCTGGAAAGTGATGCGGCCTTTGAGTGCCTTGACAGTGGTGAGAAACTGTCCCTTCATGATAAAATAGAGCACATCAAAAAAAATGCATTTTTATCTTGACAGTGATGGTCAAATTTGAGATACTATAAACTGATGAGTGAGAGAGGGAATCTTCCCCAAAACCCCAGCCGAAAGGAACGATATGGGATCAGTCAGAAAAGGTTTCAAAGACAGTTACGAAGTCGTTAAGGTACGTGGCGAGAAGAGAGACTTCTCACAGGAGATCACCAAACAGGAACGTGACTTTGATAATCCTCAAGTTCACATCGAAAGACCTACACGTAAGGTACGTGAGGTTGTCATTATCAATGGTAAAAAATTCTACGTAGTATAAGGAGAGAGTATGGAACGTGAAGTGATTCGGGAGTTGGTACTTTGTTTCAGTGGTTGGGTAGCCAGTGCGGCTATCCTTTACATTAACTTTGTAATGTTTTTCTCATTATAGGAGATCGATATGAGTAACGTAATTGAATTGGTTCAGGGTTTAGACAGTATGCTTGATCACATGAGAGCAGACTATGCCAAGTGGAGTAATCTTGGTGATGATCCAAATGGAACACGAGCCCGAATGTCTGAAGAGTACTCGGCATCACTTCAGTACTACATGGGTAAGAAATATGTCAAGGTCACTGATGGTTCTAGTGTCAAGGCATTCGTTGTTGCCTGTGAAGATGATAAGAAGTTTTCATACGGAGACATTCTGAAGCCCGCTGGGTGGAAGACTCCTGCAAGGAACTTCCGTAGAGGGAATGTTCTGGATCGGACCTTTGATCGAGTTCGTTGGACAGGAGCGTTATAAAAGACTTGACAGTGTACACGTATTTGTGTACAATAGTAACTGATGATTGAGAGAAACCTTTTCGGAGATTCGATATGAGTGACATTGCAAATGAGATTTACAGACAACTTGGCGGTAATCGTTTTCGGGTGATGACAGGAGCCAAAATGATGGTGTCTACTGAGAATGGTATCCGCATGAGGATTGGTCGTAACAAGACCAATGCGAACTACATGGAAGTAGTTCTTAACAGTATGGACCTTTACGATATCACTTTCGCCAAGGTGACTAGAATGGGTGAGATGAAGTCGGTAAGGACATACGACAATGTTTATAACGATATGCTGGTGAGTCTCTTTGAGTCTCATACAGGAATGTACACTTCACTATAAAGGAGTCTTATGACTACAAAAACCAATACGTATTGGGAACTAATTCGTTACTATCGTGATGATAGCGGTACTCTTCATTCAGAACCTCTTGGTTTGTATTGCTCAAAGGAGCGTGCAAATATGGAGAGGTCAATATATAAGGATACAGACCTTCACAGAGTTGAGGGTGAAGAAACTGTATCACTAACTGTTAAGAAGTTCAAGGAAACAATCGAAGAAGTTGAGTTGTTAGACATGGACGAAATCGAAATGCTTGGAGCCATTTATGGGTAAATCAAATATGGTACAAGGAGAGGATGTGACGAACAAAGAAGTTCGCTACGAGGTCCGAATCCTTTTCAGAGATAAACGATTGAAGTTGAGATACTTCAAGAAACTACAAGATGCAAACAACTGCCATACATACTGGCAGTCACGCAACGGCCTTGGTGTTCGTAATGTACGGACCCTGAGAGTCCCTAACAAAGTACCCTTAGATGTGGAGATGCTACGTGCGTAAATTTATTGCTCAAGGTATTTATTTTGAACCTGAAGAAGAAGATGCATTTGATCCAGTGATGGGAACCAACAGGGGCTCCATTGGATTTGGTGATACCTACTATCGCAGGCGCTCTAAGATAGAGGATATTGCAGATGACTTTGAGACTCGTATGAAGAACTTCAAGTTGTCTGAGAAACGTAAAGAGGAACGTGTGGTCGAACATCCAGAGGACTTCACAGTATCCGTGGCCTACAATAAATCTGGATATCAATTAATTCCCAAAAAAGACTTGACAAACAGTTGATCTCTTGATATACTATTGTTGAACGATGAGGAAGGAGTTATGAAAACACTGTCTGAAATAAAAAAAATTGATGCTGTGCTTCGCATGACTCGTTTCTCAACCAAACGGAAAGGTTGTGATAAGAAGCGATTTTCCAAAACCCTTTGTCGTAAGAAAGTGAGGTTCTAATGAGTGTACACAAGAGCGCCCATATTGATTGGATGGATGAGCAAGATCGCATTGTCGATTTTGAAGATGAGGCCGCAATTGCTGCCATGATTGACCATGCAATGGCGATTGAGGAAGCTGAAGAGGAACTGTTTGATCACGCTGCTAACTTTGAGGTGTAATATGAAATTCTTTATTGGTGATAACTTGAGACTTGCTGGTAAGACCAGACATGGTAAGAATCGCATTCATGAGAATGGCGATATGTGGGAAGTGACGAATCTTGATGGTCAGGATTCCTCAATACTTTCCACTAAGGCTTGTGTGATTCCTTTGAGGGAAGATCGTAGAGATGAGTGGAGATGGTTAGATCTTCCAAGTGATGAACACATGGAGATCATTGAGCATATTCAGTAAACCTAAGCCAATCGAGGTAGAAGTGGGTAGGTGGTTTCAAGAACGCTATAGTGGAGTCACACTCCTGATGCGTGGGTAGTTCCCGATGTTGATCCTTGAAGGTAGATTGGTTATGTGGTTCCCTGTTCGGCAGTGTTCAGTAACGGAGCAGGGGCCATGGTTTTTTTGAAAAAAGTGAAAAAAAGACTTGACTCGTTGTCAAAATTTGGTATACTATAAACTGATGATTGAGAGAAACCCTAATGAAAGAAAGAGGTTATATGAGTACTAATTCAGTTGTTGCGTATTTGAGAAGCGATGGTTCAATTGTTAGTTCTTATGTTCACTACGATGGATATGAGACAGGGGTTGGAATGACCCTTCTGGAACACTACAATTCAGACGAGAGAGCCCTGGCGGTTTCAGTCGGGGGATACTACTCAAGTCTGAGTGAAGACCTCAAAGAGTCACTGGAAAGTTCAGTTCATACCGAAGAAGTTGAGATGTTCGATTCCATGACTGAGTTTGAAGAATATCTGATGGAGAACAGTCACCTTGAGTATGGATACCTTTGGACAGGTGGGAAGTGGATGGTCGCTTCTTGGAGTCGTGAGGAAGTTGGGTTTGGGTACGATGCTCGATACGAGTCAACTTGGAATGGGTTTTCTTGGTTGGTTACTTCCTTTGTTCGTGAGGGACGTAAGACTGTTGATCGTTTGAGGTCTTACGGAAATGAGTATGAAGACTCTGCCGATGATCTTGAAGAAGTTGTTTCCCGATGGCATCGTTATGGAATGGGAGAAATCGCAACTGAAGCAATGGAGGCTGCATGATGTATTGACACAAAAATAAAATTCAAATCCGGCGGGGGAATCCTTTTTAGGGTTCCCCCTTTTTTTAGGCCTTCTCGCCAGAATAAATATCTATATGTTAGAAGACACGCAATATTTCATGGGGAAGGATGGTTTCAACTGGTTTGTTGGAGTCGTTGAAGATCGGAATGACCCACAAAAGGCTGGAAGAGTAAAAGTCAGATGTGTAGGTCATCACACTGAAGATATTCAAGACATACCTACAGCAGACCTTCCTTGGGCCTCAGTCATGATGCCAGTTACCGCTGGTGGTAACTCTGGTATCGGATTCTCTCCACACTTCTTGATTGAGGGTACTTGGGTTGTTGGGTTTTTCAGAGATCCAGCAAAACAGGAGCCTATCATCATGGGTACTCTCCCTGGCGTCAATACCTCAGCAACAACAAACTTCACAGTTGCTTCATCTTCTGCTTCTGGTGGTCAATCCACTAAGGGTGGTTTCAAGGATCAAGGAGTAGAAACTAAACCAGTGGGAAACCAAGGAGTTGTGTATCCTACTGCATTGTATGTTGACAAAGCAGACACAAATGTTATTGCATCACAGTCAATCGTATGGACTAAAGAACTAGAAGAAGGACAAGCTCATCATCCATCATTTGCCGTAAAGGGTGGTCTAGAAATAGATGAGGCTGTTCATACCAAATGGACCAATGCATCTGAGGCTGAGATTCAACAACCAGTATCCACACAAGCCAATACCAAGTATCCATTCAATCATGTTTTAGAAACTGAGTCTGGTCATTATATAGAGTTCGATGACACAAAAGACAATGAACGAATTCACATTTTTCACAAGACAGGAACCTTCATTGAGATTGACCCAACTGGAAACGTGGTCATCAAGACAGTCGGAAATGTGACCAACATTGTTGCTGGAAATATGGATACCTATGTGAAGGGTAACTACTCACTTTCGGTTGGTGGAAATATGGATGTCTATGCGGTCAAGAATCTCACAGAAAAGGTAGACGGCAATCGAAAGACTACCATCACAGGGACAGAGACTCTGGAGATCACAGGTGCAGTAACCAATACACTCAAGGCTGCTCTTACCGAAGAGATCACAGGTGATGTAACTCAAACTCTTTCTGCTACTCTCACTGCAAACATCACAGGTGTTGCTGCAATCAAATCTTCTGCCGCTATGACAGTCGGTGGATCTACAATCAGTTTCAACTAATGCCTGCCAGAGAAGAATCTGTTCATTCTATGACCCTTCTACAAGATGCAGGAACAGGTGGACCATTTACTAATGAGGGAACCAGCACTGATGGTAAGACTAGAGCTGCAGGGGGTCTTGAAAATATAGGTACTGCAACTGGCAATACTTTTGTTGCTACTGAAGTTATTCAAATAAAAGAAACTGTAGCTGCGGGGCCTCCCGGCCCATCTGGAACTAGTGCTACACCTTATGATGGTAATGAAGAAGCTGCTGTACCTTATATTAAAGTTAAGAGTATTACTATACCATCTTCTTATCAAGGAGACTCTTTATCATTTTCCTTTCCTTCATCGAGTGGTCATAATCCTACTAATTTTATACTAGCTCCAGACATAAAACTTACCTGTACAGTTGAAGATGGAGTAACTGGTGGAGCAGGTGATGCAACTACAACTGCTGAGATTACTGGACCTGTAAAAGAAATGGATGATTGGGTATTACCTTGGAGTGATCCAGTTGCAGGGATTCCTAAGTTTAATGGTTCAGATTTTGCAACTACAAAGAGTGCTGGTTATGGTAGAGAGAATGGTATTTTTATAGTCACCATCGAACTTGAATATGGTTTGATTGCATTTAGTTCTTTCAAACAAACCAAAACATGGACAATAGGTATAATAAATAATGCAGACAATGATAGAGATGTCTATATACAAAAGTACAATGAAGCGTATGGAGCCTTGACTAAGGTTCCAGAATTAGATGAAAGGCAATAATGGCAGGAGCAATGGCAAGAGAAGGGGATATGTTGTCGGGACATGGTTCATTTCCACCCCATCCGTTTCCAGTAGGTGGATCGATAGCAAAGGATGCATTTATTGAGGGTGTCAAGATATTGTGTGTAGGGTCAATAGATACTGCACACCCACCATCCGTGTCGCCAAATCCAGCACCCACACCACCACCAAAAATTGATAAAGGTTCTCCAACTGTAAAGGTTATGACTGTCAATGGAGACTTACAGCCAGTAGCAAGAATCGGTGATACTCTGGATTGTGGTTGTACAATTATGGGTGGAGGAAATACAGTCGGAGGCGGAGCAAATGGCTAAAGCAAAAGTAGAAGTAAAGAAAATAAAATCGACTCCAAAGAGAACCAGTGTAGGAAAGAGTCGCAGAAGTCGCCCACTGAACAAGAGTAAAAGGCGAAACTGGAAACGATATCGTGGTCAAGGTAAGTGACTTACATCATAAAGAAGTGGACCACCGCTTCTGTTCAGGTAGTCTATTACATTCCTGACTATCTGAATCTGGTCAACGAGTTCATTTGGCAAACCAGAGATCAACAACCAGACTATCCAAGGATCGGAGAGTTTTTAGATTATTGGGACAAGAATATTGATGGTCCCATTAAGGAAGCCTTTATTCATGATCACGAGCAGGAGAAGATCAGAGTCGTGGATAGGGTGTTCAAGATCAACTAATGGATCAAGAAACGAAAGACGAACTGAGGGCTGGGTTTGAGATTCAGCTTCGTCATGCGTTTTACAACAAACCAGAGTTCCCATACCTTCCGTCTATGGGATGTTATCATGTATTTTTTCCTGTAAGGAATCAAGAACATGACTTTGGGTTTCTCGTATTAGAGTGGGAAAATCCACCTAACCAGATGCCGTACTGGCAGGGTACATGGGTGGATACGGAAGAAGAGTTAAACTCTTATAAGTATAAGAAGGAGTCGCCAGATGCATTGATAGATCTGGTAAAGGTTGCAAAAGTGTTCGCAACCAATATGGCTCAAGTTCATCATAAACACATGATGAGGAAAGAAGAAGAGAAAAAGGATGATTGGGAATCATGGTCCCAACTCCAGAGAGCTTCTCCTAAACCTTTTTTGAATTGAGTGACATGGAACTAAAAATGCCTGGTGGAGATAACATGGCAAAAGCGAAAACAGAAGAGAATGGAAACGGCAACGAAGATCATGATCATCATGGATCTATTGAGAAAAGAAAGAAGTGGAATTTCACTGCAAGATTCATCATCAGTGGTGTAGTCTTTTCAATCTTCTTTATTCTAGTCTACGTTTTATTCTTTCAACAAGTACAAGACACGTATCGAGATCTGATTAACATTTTGATTGGAACTTATGTGGCCGTCCTGACCAAGACAACTGATTATTGGTTCAAAGATAAGGACGATCCTGAACATAAGGAAACATCCGATCTTAATGGTAAGAGTCCAGAATAAGGTCTAGTTCCCCTATAAATAATAACATAGGGGAATACTATGCCAAATTACGATGCATCTAGTCAAAATGAGAAAAGATCCACAAGAGTTTACAAGGATCTGAATCTCAACTTCAATAGGAACGCTGTCACTGGTGATGTTAGCACTTTGTCTGATGTCAATGCAGTGAAGCGTTCTATTCGTAATTTACTTCTCACCAATCACTACGATAGACCATTCCATCCTGAGATTGGCTCTAACATCCCCGCCTTACTTTTTGAGAACTTTGGACCCATTACAGGGAACCAACTCTCTAGAACTATTGATGAAATGATTACCAACTTTGAGCCTAGGGCAAGAGTTGAATCAGTAGAAGCTATTCCTTTACCAGACAATAATAGATATGATGTTCGTATCTATTTTTATGTGGAGAATATGCCAGCTGAGCTAATAGAATTTCAGACAATATTAGAAACATTAAGATAACATGGCTACAAATACTCAAGGGAAGATAGAGATAACGGATCTGGATTTTGATACAGTCAAATCTAATTTTAAGACATTCCTTTCCCAGCAAACGCAATTCTCAGATTACAATTTTGAAGGATCTGGTATGTCAGTCCTTATGGATCTCTT